CGACGATTATCGCTCTTCACCGGTGTGGATTTAGCTGTTGGTTTTCCGGTGGATGCTCGGATTCTGCGCTTCCGGCTGCGTTTCCCCTCCGTCTTGGGTTCAGTGCTCGCCACTTCTGCGGGGAGGCTGGCGCCTTCGACCCTGGTGTCGTCATCTGGTCGTGCAGGCACAACCGTCTCATCAACCACGACGTCAAACTTGGAAGGTGTTGCGGCTTTGGGTTCTGCGCATAGTGGAGCTGAAAGGAGTTCCTGGGCCGTTTGGGATCCATCCAACCATCGGTCGAACTGACCCCGGTCGAACTCCGGGAACTGATCAGCAAACTCCACGTCCATCCATCCATCAACATTTCTGTTGGGGAACTGGTCGGAAGCGTCGAACTTAGACCACCAAGAACCGATTCCAGGAATATCTCGGGGGCTATAGGATGACAGCAAAAGCAGCTTCTTGCACAACGTGCCGATGACGGGTGTTTCACCATCAGTTGCCACGTACGAAGTGGCCTTTTCGACAAATTTTTGTTCAGGCGTGATGTTAGCAGGGAGGCGTACCGTAGTATGGAACTTCGAGAGCTGTCTCTTGACGTCACACATACTGTCAGGCAGTCCAGTCCATACAGACTGCGAGTAGTAGCGTGCCAAGAAGTTGACTCCTCGGTCCCCTCGGCGAACAATATGGGCTTCAAGGATGAGGCCGGTGGCCCTTGATGCCCATTGGTGGGACTCGACGGGTAAGTTGCCATCGAGACCATCGTCACCGAGATGGATTCCCAACGCGGCGAAGGCCTCGTCGGGATTGTAGGTACCGCCTCCTTGCTTGGCGGTATGTCTAAACGCAAGATAGGCATTGAACGCTGCGCGGAGGGTTTGGAACAGGCTGGTGGCTGAACAGCCTGATCCGTGCGATGGTCCTTGATCGAACGTGGTTCCATTGGGTAGGTGGCCTTTGTTATCAACGTTCGTTTTCAGTAGTTCATTCAACTCAGCGCCATGGTTAGTAAAGGCCTTCATACTAACCACTCGATCGACTCGGCGAAGGGTGTAAGAAATGGTTCCGTCCATGCGGTGGTAGTCAGAGATGTTGACGAAGTCAGCATTCAGACAAATTTCCGCGACACGTTCCGCAATTTCTTTCGGCTTCTTGCCGGGTCCGTACCAAGCAAACTGCTTCATGTGGGCAGCAAGTGCTAGGGCAAACGTCGCCATGTCTAACTTGTCTGCGTCATTGTAGGTGGAGATGTTCCGAGGATCTTTCACGTCGGGGTATGCCTCCGCCTTAATGAAGCATTTCAAGATGTAGCGGCGAAATTGGCCTGTGAGCACTGCCTTCCTAAGAGACAGCTGCTGGGCAGCGCTGGTCTGTTTCGCATTTACCACTTCGAAACAGACGGGTTCAAGGTGCACATCCTGCATGATGAGATTCGCAAACTCATCCATGCATCGGTCACGGAAATTGTTCGGCTTCGGTTCAGCCTTGCGGAGAGAATTGATGCGTCCTTCGACACACGCTTCCTCACCCGCTTTATTGGCAACCGGAGCGAACGCTCCATGCACGATTGGGCTCATGAACGCTTCGAGCTTGGGTTTAGCCTCACAGTCAAACTCTTGGGGTTTGTACTGGTAAGCTCGTACTCCACGCTCGACGGGATACACCACCAACTTAGCTCGCGCTCCACAACTGCGGTGATAGTCGGTCAAGACGGCAGCCTCCTGCCTGTCCTTTACCCAACTCGCGGTCGTGGGGAGCATAAGCGATGTTGTCCCCAAGCGGTTGGCTGTCGCCACCGCGTCATCCTGCGCCTGCGTTACAGTCGCGCTCAATGAAGTGCCCGGACGCGCCGTTGTTACCAACAGCTCGCCGGAGGGTGACATGGTGTTGAACCTCACAAACTTCTCTCCCGTAGGCCCGACCTGGATCGGGTTGAACCTCTTGAGTTCCTTCGTCTCAAGCAGATAGGTTGCTAAAACAGCCGCCAGTCCTAGAAACTCCCGGATGGGAGCTAGGATGATCACCTGGCGGTGCTTCCCTATCTGTTTGCGCTCAACAGCATAAGCAATCGCGCGCGTAGGAATGCCAAACGTCGTTTCATGAACGAGGAACGAGTCGGATGCATAATCCCATAACGCGTGATGATACTTGCCGGAACCAGCGACCAACGTGGTGAGTGTGCCATCTTCCTCAAAGTAGAAAGAGGTATCATCATCACCAGACGAGGTCGCCTCCTCTGGAACAACAGTGTAAAGGAGAACGGGCTTGGCTTCCTGGACCAGTAACGCTGGCATGTCGACATAGTAGTCGACATCGCACAGGTAACGGATGTCCCGGTCGCCTGGCCTATCGTTGCGATTATCCGCATTGACGTCCTTGGCCCAGTACCACCGGCGAGTCCCCTTAAGGCCTTTGCGCTGGTCCGTCTTCGACATTCCAACGACAAAGACCTCTGCACCGCAATACTGTGCAACATTCTGCACAAATCGCGTAGCGGTGGTCCTCAAGCTAGCGGCACTGGCGTGCGTGTGGCCCGGAGTACCAACAACCGGGTCCACATTGGTTTGGGCGAAAGCGTCGCGCGCGACATCCGACACAATTGTCGGAGCCTCGGCTAGACTCTCACACAGCTCTGATGCGAAATCTCGCAATACAGTTCTCTTCGCATAAACAAATGCTGCGGCGCCTGCAGCGCTCGCAACAAAAGCAATCAATTTTACTCGTTTATACGGCATCGACATAGTCGGATTGG